ATCTGTCCGAGAGGGAATGAGGAAGACGACCAACTTCCCTTTCTGCCATTCTTCGTACCCTTTCTTGACCCACTTTGGAATCTCTCTGCCGTAAGGCGGATTTACGAAGTTCCGCCCCCCCCATTCGCTTGTCAGGCCATCTACTTTTGGATTCACCGGACAGGGATCGTGGTTGAAGTGAAACTCATCGTCCAACGCCTTATAGACCTCCTTCGGAGTCTTCCAGTTCAGGCGGGCAGATGTGAAATGGACTCCGAGGTTCATGAACTTTTAGCCAAAAGAATATAGTAACCAACCATAGAAATTATGAGAACCATTATCATGAAAAACAGTATATGATTCAATGTCTCATTTATGTCCATGAGAACTCCTACGGTGGATGTGGCTGTCATATTATTTAAGGTTATCCTTCATTTCTTTGGCGGGGTTGGCCTTTTCTTTTCCAAGTTCTTAATAAACTTTTCGTCCTCATCCTTAATAAATTTCTCTTTCTCAATCGAGGCCGCCACAGAGTTTGCCCCGTATGTTTACGATAACAGGATTATCTTTGGTTGGTTTTATTCTGGTCATTTCTTTAATTCCTCTTTTAGATTTTGTAAAAATCGGGATATTTCGGCTGTCTTATCCATACTCTTACCGTCTAAGATTTGGCGATTTTCGACCTCAAATACTTTCCTGTCTATTTCTTCCACCACCTCTCTCAATGCTTGGCGGATAAACTTTTTCATTTCAAGCACGTTTAATTGCTGGGTGTATGCGATAGGCGTATCTCCGTCCATGTGGATTTTAATGAACTGCTTATCAAATCTTTCCAGGATGTCTTGTATTTTGGTCATGGTATTAGTCTTTTAACTATCTCGCGGATCACATTGACTGTAACCGCATTTCCGTACGCCTGATAAGCCCTCGTGTCCGATATGCCCTCAATCTTATGCCAGTCGTCAGGGAAACCTTGAAGGCGGGCACATTCCACGCATGTCAATCTACGAATTGCGGTATGTGCCTGCCCCCGCCTGCCGTCGGGATGGTCGGCGACAGCCCCTTCTTCGAGTAGACCCTGTTCCCCTGCCTCTTGTGCATCGAGTTCACCTTCACTAATGTACGTCCCCGTGGCTTGTCCTCCTTCGTATCTGCTTGTAAGGGTGTTTGCGATGTGTCTCGGTAGCTCATCAGCCTCTGTGTCATCTGCTCGCTCAAAAAATACTTCGGGTGGACTTTCTCCTCTAGAACCGACGACAAAGACACGCTCTCTGTTTTGAGGCACGCCGAAGTCTTTGGAGTTGAGAACCTGCCATGAGAGAGCGTACCCCTCGTTGGAAAAAGCAGTGAGAATGTTGGCAAAGTCCCAGCCCCCTCGGCTAGACATAACTCCTCTAACATTTTCCCAGATGAAATATCTTGGCTTTTTTTCCCGGAGGCAACGGATATACTCCCAAACAAGTCGGGACTCGCTCCCCACAATTCCTTCACGCTTGCCGGCAATAGAGAAGTTTTGGCAAGGACTTCCTCCCGTAAGCAGGTCAAAATCGGGTACGGCTGACCAGTCGATTTTGGCGATGTCTCCATAGTTCTTGTGTTCGGGGAAGTGGTGCTCATATATTTTGACGGCGTATTTGTCGATTTCGGAGTAACCAATACAAGAAGATTGTCTATTTGAACTTCCGTCAAAGTGTTGCTGTGATTTTGTTCCACAATCGTCCAATCTCGAATCTCTTTCATTGTCATGTCTATCTTTTTTGATTCGTAGAGTTTTCTCATCTTTTTCCCTAATTCGTTCCTTCTCCTTTTCAGAAAAAATGTCTTCATACGCTTGTTGTATTCCCATTTCAAATCCGCCTATACCAGAAAATGCGGAGAAGTAAGTCATCCTTTACAATCTGCCGGCACACACGGCGAAAGAGGTATGGGCGTCTCCGAAGCCGTAGGAGTCGGTTTCGGCTCTACCGAGCTGTTACGGGGCCACCAGAAGTAGAGTCCGATCACGACTATGACGAGCACTATGAAAGCGGCGACGATACCGAGGACACGATTGGGTTCATTCATGAAAGTTGATTAAAAAGATACGTTGCTAATAGGATAAGCATACACCCGGCAACTGTCCGCCACGAATCGAGAGCCAGGAATATAAGGCCGACAGCAGAGATCAGGGATATGAGCGTCCAGCCGATTAGTTTTGTTTCAGATGGTGTCATAGTATTTCAGGTTCATCTGAAGCAATTTTATTTTCATCTTTATTTTCGATTATTTCCGCCTCTGGTATTTCATGCTGAAGTTTCCAGTAGCCGTTGTTAAACTCAAAATCTTTTAGGCTATCTGCTTTCCAAAGATACAGTTCCCCTTCATCTGATAAACCGAATAGGTGAAAATGGGTCATTCTTCCGAAGTTAGAAGTTCTCGAAACAATTGGCGCAATTTGTATTATTTTCATATCTTTTGTTTAGATTTCTGATAAGAGTCGAGCATGTCATCAACGATTTTTTGTAAGTCATCCCGACGATCATAATATTCGGCCATGCTCTCATCAAGTTTTAAATCAATCATCCGGTACGAGACCGATCCATCGTGGTCGTCTATGAGTTCTAGGCGGAGTTTCATATGAGCGGTGAAAATAATTCCGGTAAATAGACTTTCTCGAATCCATCCTCATTCTCGACCAGGATGTAATGGCCTGTATCATCCTGCATGACATCTTTCGCACTTCGTCCATGATCGTAAAGCCAGTCGGTCAGGTTCTCGAATGCTAGGTCGTTTGCTATATGTGACATGATGTTTTGTTAGTTAATAAACATAGTCCGATACGCTCGAAACTGAATAGGGTGTTTTTGTTAATTGGTATCACCTGCTCGCAACCGTCTTAGAACCTGCTCGGAACTAAGCCGTTCCGCGCGGATGTTGCGAACATGTGGCAGAGCAGGTTATCTTTTCGGAGCGTTTTCAAACGCCCTGATCGCATCTATAAGTTCGTTGTTTGCTTGTTCTGATAGAATAATTTCTCCCGAGTTCGTGTCCATCTCAATGACTATATCTCCCGCCACGGCACTTCTTTTGTCGTCCAAATTGTTGTTGGATAGGTAGAATTTGACTAAGTATTCTTTGTTTGATTTCATGTTTTGTTGTTGTTACCCCTATTCAGTTTTCAACGTACCTGACTATGTTGTAAGTATACACCCTGTGTTATAAAAGTCAAGCATTAGGTGTGAATAGCACCTATACTCAACTATTTCCCGTTTATGTCAAGTCATTTACGCTTCATCTTGGCCTTCAAATACTGATGCGGACTGAAGTTTATCTTATGCATGGTCTGCCTTTTTACGACGTATCTTGTCTCTGATGTTGGCCGGCCGGTCAGAAGCGGATGCATCTTCCTATATGGAGTAACGGAAAAAGTCCCGAATTTATCTATAAGGACTTCTCCCTTTTTCAGGTGAAATACGATTTCGTCGTAGATCATCTCCGGCAGTTTTATTTTGTGCTTCATTTTAATAATTCCAATAACGTATCTAAATAAACGATCGCTTTCGTTTCACCTAAAGGTTCTCCATATTGCTTGAAGACTAAAACCGGTTCTCTCGATAATGATTCAAGTTTTTTGGTTTGAGCCCACCATTCTTTTATGTGCAGCACCTTATGATTTTTACATTCAATGCCTGCGTTCTGTCCCAAAATCATCAGGGAAGTCCAAATGTCTCCTTTCTCGCTGTGGCCCGATCCGCTGCCGTGTGAGGGATAGGCTTTAGGGTCAAGTCCCTTTTCCCGGATTTGGTCAGCGACGTATTTTTCCAAGAGCTTACCTTTTTGAACGGACGTTTTCATGAATTTGATTTTTCCATGGCTAGATCATTCCTGAATTTCTTTAAGAGCATCAGCTGCTCGTGTCCCAGTTTATACAATGCCGCGTGTTTCCTCCATTCCTTGTATTCCTCGGAGGCCTTGCCATGCGCCTCGGCTTTGGCATTACTCCCTGATAGCATGGCATCCATGACCTTTTGGCGGTATCTCTGCTCCATTTCGGCTATTGGAGAGATGAGATATGCCAGACAGGAGATGATGGTTTCTGCTGACAAAAATACTTCGTGGATATGGACATCGGAAGCCAATTGGCCCGCCCGGGCGATTTCATTTCGGAGGATGATCGCCGTCTCGTGTATGTCCCTCTCTAAAACGGCTGCGTCCATTTCTTTGTCAGCCAGACGTTCCAATTGGTCCAAACTTCCTTCATGTCGTCTATGGAGACGTCCTTGCCCTGGGCAAAGGCCGCCGTGAGGATCGTGCTGTCCCTGATTATAGAAGCCGCTCTTATGCTATCTTCCTTCCTGTCTTGGGCGTGTTCTATTCCACGGGATTTCATCTCCATCGCGGATTTGATGCCTGACGGTCCGACCGTTCCGGCGTTCAGATTCTTATATGTCTTATTCCCAATGATCTTGTCCTCGATCGTCCCCTTGGTCAGTAATCCCTCTTTCAAAGAATTAAAATCGGGATGGCTGGACCAGACTGATATATTCTCGTAGACCGCCCCTGCTTCGTCTTTGATTGAAACGATAGCCATGGGTTTGCCGGCCTTGGTCTGTCGCATCTCGAATGATTGGATAGTGAAATTGCTCATATGTTATTGGTTAAATGATAATGGCTCTCCTCTCTCATACTGCCCGTCGGCGTCTGCGGCCGTGCGGTCGTTCGGTTCCCCGGTCAATTCCTCGGTATCAAGGTGCATGGACTCGTTGTATTTATTACGATTCGACCTTTCGATCGCTTGGCGCATGATGGCCCTTGAATTGTTGATGCGTGAGGATGTCATGCGGTCATCCTAGCATATCGTGAATATAAATGCAACACCTAGTGTCATTTGACAATAAAACGGAGACGGGTATAATCAAGACGTTCGTTTAAAAGATATAACATTGCGCTTTGTGTGCTCGCCGTCCCTCGCAATGTGGCGGCCAGCACACAGAGAGCCGACAATAAATGTCAAGAGTTTCTATAGATTGGAACAATCCAATCAAATGTCCGGTTTGTGGTTATGAATTTACCCATTTTGAGAGTCCGAAAGAATTCTCATCCGATAGCTATGATGCTCCTATCTGGGGTAAGTTAGGGGGTAGGGGAAATATCCTCATCATTCCAATGTGGTGTGAACAAGATCATTTGTTTATTAAGGCATTCGGTTATCATAAAGGGAATTCATATGAATTCACTAAAGAGATAACTGACCTAGAACATATGTTCAGTTTTTTCCCCGGATATATCGAGAATAGATTAGATTCCTGTAAGGCCGCATCACATGGGATCTGAAGTGACCGACTGGGCGAATAAATATCTTTCGCGCGGATGGTCGGTTTTTCCCGTGAATATATCGTCCGTTATCGGAGAAAAAGGAGAAGTCAAGAAAAAAATAGACTTCCCGCCAAGTTGGAAGCAATACGAGAATAAACTTATGAACCAGTCCGATGTCGGTCTTGAATGGTTTGGATTCAATCAAATGGCGGTGGTAACAGGTAAGATATCCGGTCTGACCGTGATCGACTTGGATACCAAAGACGTTTCTCGTATTCCTGCCGAACTATGGGAGACATATGTGGTCGAATCAAGGCAAGGATATCATCTCTACTTCAAATACGATCAGAGAGCCAAACAATCCCAAGACAAAGGAGACATCCATGTGAGGAATGACGGCGGATGCATATTTGCGCCGCCATCGGAATATGAACTGCCAGACGGAAAGGTGACCGGATACAAAGTCATCAGCCCAAAGCCATTGGCCCCGTTTCCGTACGAATGGTACGAAAAGGAATTCGGCGATAAGGACAGGATACCAAAGAACTGGAAGGACAAAATCGCTACCCCTATTTCTCAAGGAAACCGCAATATAGACTTCACCTCGATAGTCGGTGGTATGCTCTCCAAACACCCCCAAGACGATTGGGAAAAGGTCGTCTGGCCGCCGATCCGTGCATTGAACCAGACTCAAATGACGCCGCTTTCTGAAAAGGAATTGCGGACTATATTCGAGTCGATATCCAAAAAAGAGGCGACGAGGAGAACCCGTGGCGGCCCTATCAAGGACATTGCTGTTGAAAAATCTGAAGACGGAAACGGTATTACCATCAAGATAATCCTTGAATCAGCTATTGTCTGCATGAGGACGAGTGACCTTGTCACAAATCTTTTGGAAGCCGATGTCCTCACATGGATACAAAAACCAGAAGGAATAACGCACTCTTTTCCTTTTTCCGTAAAGCTCAAAAGCGACAGTAATAAGGAATTATGGGTGCGGACGCTTACACGGGCTTTCGATCACAAAGAGAATAATGAGGTCTACCAATGGACTATCCTCACGGCGCTTGCGGCCGAGGAGATCAAGAAGTGCATCAGAGAAATAAAGCAGGACTATCGCCTCTCCGAAATCACTCCAAAGAATCCGTCGTGGCTCTTGGAGCCGTTCATTATGGAAGACGAGCTCAATACTTTCTTCGGCTTGGGCGGTTGCGGCAAGACCACTATTGCCATATATCTGGCTTCTATCATAAAACAGAACGGCCGCGGAGAGACCATGTTCATAGACTATGAGAATACCAAAGAGCATTTTGCCGCCAATGCGCTCAAAATATATAACGTTCCCGATTGGATAGTCCATTGGTCTCCTCACGGCATTCCGACGCATGAGCAGGTGGATAAGCTGCGGGATGCGATAGCGCGACATAAGACAAAATTCTTGATCGTCGATTCAGCATCGGTTGCGACCGGAAACTCCACTTCGGACGAAGGCGCAGCCCTTAAATTCATGTCGGCTCTGCAAACCTTAGTGGTTTCCGGCAAAGTCACCATTCTCGTCCTGGCCCATCAGCGCAAAAATGACGGGGAAAGAACGCCGATTGGCTCCATCCAATTTGAGAACCAAACAAGGAATGAGTGGCATTTTGAGGGCAGATTGGATGATATCGACCGGAACATCCTGCATGTTTCCTGCGATCACCGGAAGCACAACAATACGTATAAGCATCAGAAAATGGGATATCGCCTTACATGGAATCCTGATTCTACAGAAATATCCCAAGAAGACTCTATAGATAACTTCGAGGATAAGTTCCCGCCAATAGATAGGATGAAGGTCTTACTGAAGAACAATCCAGGCATTTCATATAGGGAAATAGCCAAATTATTGGAAATGACGGCTCCAGCGGTTAATTCCATACTATCAAGGGGAAAAATGCGGGGTTTTTTCAAGAATAACGACAAAGGAGAATGGTCTTTGACTTGACAAAACTCTCATATGCGCTTGTTATTTTTTCATATTTGTGAATATGAGACAGAGACTCATAGTCGCGACTATGAGCAATTATGGTCAAAATGGCTCAACATGGCTTATTTTTGCCAAAATATGAGGAAAATATGGTCTTCATATTCTCTTTTACCCCCCCTTTAGGGGGGTAAGAATATGAAGGAAAAATATGACACGAAGTTTTTGGGAAGGAATATAAAAATAATTGCTTCCTGCGCTTTATGCTATACTTTCCCCATTAGAAGCTAATTTAATCAAAATGATAACTTCAATTACCGTGAATAACGACGATGGGACGAATGTTGTTTTTGTGCCGCAAGGAACTGTGCCTGAACCCCGCAAGATTACGGTCCCTTTAAACACGCCCATTATCCTCGTGGCCGAATAGCATGGATATTGGCTCGATTAGGCCTTACCCGAAGAACGCCAAAAAGCATCCGGCCAAACAAGTCGAGCAGATAGCGGCGTCCATAAGAGAGTTTGGATTCAATCAGCCGATAGTCGTGGATCAGTATGATGTGATCATCGTCGGCCACGGCAGATACGAGGCCGCCAAGATTTTGGGATTAAAAGAAATCCCCGTATTAAAGCTCAATGTAACCGAAGAACAGGCCAAAGCATATAGGTTGGCTGATAACAAGCTCAATGAATCGGATTGGGATATGGGCCTAGCCATAGAAGACCTTAAAACCTTATCAGACCAGTTATTTGACTTGACTGGATTTGATAGGGACTTGCTCATAGATCCGAATGAACTGGATGATGTCATACCCGAAAATGTGCCATCAAAGTCAAAACGCGGAGACCTCTATGAACTGGGCAGGCATCGGGTCTTATGCGGAGACAGCACCAAAAAAGACGAAGTTGAAAAGCTGATGGACGGCAAGAAGGCGGATTTATTCATTACTGATCCTCCTTATGGGGTTTCGTATGCGGATAAAAATAAAAGTCTGAATGCGATTTCCACAGCCAATCGCATTCAGACTCCGATAGAAAATGATCATCTTACCGTGGACGAAATGAAAAGTATTTGGACGACATCTTTTTCGAATGCCCATGAAGCTGTGGTTGATTCGGGATGTTATTACATAAATGCAATGCAGGGCGGAGATTTGATGATGATGATGATGATGATGAGCATTCTTGAATCAGGTTGGAATTTGAAGCACATGATGATTTGGATAAAGAACAATCATGTGCTTGGGCGGATGGATTATCATTATCAACACGAACCGATTTTTTACGGATGGAAAGAGGGAAAGAGCCATAAATGGTTTGGAGGTCATTCCCAAACAAGCGTGTGGAAAGTCGATAAACCATTGAAAAGCAATTTGCATCCGACGATGAAACCTGTGGAATTAGTTTGTAAGCCGATATTCAATAGTTCAGAGCGTGATGATGTTATTTTAGATTTATTCCTCGGCTCCGGCTCAACCCTGATCGCCTGCGAAAAGACAAACCGCATCTGTTATGGCATGGAGATAGACCCGCACTACACAGATGTCATAGTCCAACGCTATGTAGATTATGTCAACAATCCGCAAGTCAAATTAAATGGTAAAGTCATAGAATGGCAGAAGACACCAAAAACGAGAGCACCGATAAAAACACTGACAAGCGTTTAGATAATTTAATCGCGCCGTGGAAAGCGGGCGATCCTTCACCGAATCCCAAAGGAAGGGGACTGGGCCAAAGGAATTACGCAACGATATATCGAGAGGCTCTGATCAAGCTCGCCAAGCTGAATGACAAATCGCCGGAAGAGCTTGAAGATGAGATCGTATCTGCCGGATTACTGAACGCCCGAAAAGGCAACTACGCTTTTTACAAAGATGTTTTGGATAGGACTCATGGACAAGCGGCCCAGAAGCACGAAATGTCCGGTGAATTGAATATCACTGTAACCACTTTCGATGAACATACAGATACCACACCAATTCAAGCCGAGGAGTTATGAGTTGCCTCTCTTAAAGTCTAACAAGAGATTCAAGGTGGCCGTCTGGCACCGCCGCGCCGGTAAATCGAAAACGGCACTGAACCAGCAGATCATCCGTTCTCAAATCACCAAAGGGATTTACTATTATTTCGCCCCGACATACAGACAGGCCAAGAGCATTTGTTGGGATGCTCTGGTGAAAGAGCATGTGCCTTACGGAATCTACGACAAGATGAACGACAGCGAGCTCGCGATCTACTACAGGAACGGCAGTATTCAAAAGTTCGTGGGCTGCGAGGACATCGACAAGCATCGTGGAATAAATCCGATCGACGTGGTCTTCGACGAATACTCCGAGATGAACGAGGAGATTTGGACGGCCATCATCCAACCGGTCTTAAGAGAGAATCACGGCACGGCTACTTTCATCTTTACGCCCAAGGGAAAGAATCACAGTTGGAAACTGTTTAAAATGGCCCAAGACATGCCACAGGAGTGGTACACGTCCCTTTTGACCTGTAACGATACAAAAGTCTTCCCTGAGGCAGAATTGGACGAAATACGGCGCAATACGCCCCAAGCTCTCTATGAGCAGGAGTATATGTGCTCATTCGTCGACGATGCTGGGCAATTCTTCAGGAGAATAAAAAATTGCATCTATTCAAAAGACACTATGTTGCCTGAAGCGGGAGACTTCCAACTTGGAGTGGATCTGGCCAAGCACAACGACTGGACCGTTCTCACGCCGTTTTGCCTCAATTCATTCATCGCCTATCCGCAAGAGAGGTTTAATCAGATCGATTGGAACTTGCAGAAAGCAAAAATAGAAGCGACTGCCCGAAGGTTTAATAACGCACTCATCTGGCCCGACTCGACCGGCGTGGGCGATCCCATCGTCGAGGACTTATTCGCACGAGGACTTCGGATCGGCGGAGAAGACCATCGAGGTTTTAAATTCACCGAAACCTCTCGCACGAATCTTTTGAATAATCTGGCGATACTCCTCGAACAGAATAAGATACGCATTCCCGATGACGAAGGACTCATAGCGGAATTGGAATCATTCAGATATACTTTGGGTGACGGCGGCAAGACTAAGATATCCGTACCGGAAGGAATGACCGACGACCGCGTGATGTCTCTCGCTCTCTCCGTCCATGGCATTAGGGAGCCGGTTAGAATCGATCCATACTTGGCAAACAAGGTTTATCAGAATCGCATGAACCCAAAATCATTTAAATGAGTCCGTCCATCTTCGCACAAATCAGAAAAGAGAACGACGACTTTTTCAATGCAAGCATCAGCCCGGTTCCGGGTTACTCTTTCAATCAGTACTCTACGGTCAAGCGCTGCCATTTGTATCACTCATCGAAATATGAAAACGCCGACTTGTACCTGGGAAGGGAGAAACTATTTTTCAACGTAGTAAATCCCCCTTGTGAAGTGGCCTCGAAGATGTTAAACGTCGATACCAAGAACATCCGCTTGTGGCCGACCAATCCCAAATCGTACTTCTCAACCTATCTACTGGAAAAGGAATTGAAGCAATGGCTGAAGACTTCCGAGTTCGCTGAAATCCTAAATCAGATAGCCATCGAAGCACCGATCTACGGTTCTATTGCCTTGGAGAAGGTTAATGGAACCGCAAAGCTCGTTGATATTCGACGTCTCATCCTCGATCCATCGGTGGATAACATTGAAGACTCAAGGTTTGTGACGACCATCCACTACATGACTCCGACCGAGTTAAGGGACACGGGCTGGGATAACGTGGAGACGGCCATCGAGAGATTTAGCGAACCCGAAGCCACTCAACCATTTGAAGATGCCGATGGCTCTACTAACAAACAGGATTCGACGCCGTATATAAAAATATATAAGAGATACGGAGAAGTGCCGGAGTTCTTTCTGAAAGGCGGAAAATCGGAAAAGCTGGTCAAAGCCATCTTCATCGTAGCCGGCGCCGACAAGTTAGAAGTCAATAAGGACAAGAAGGTCGTAGGCGAAGCTGGGGTCATTCTCTTCTCGTCCAAGTGGACGAAGGAGTGGCCGTTCAGGGATTTTCACTATACAAAGATAAAAGGGAGATGGCTCGGCGTGGGAGTGATCGAGATGCTATTCGATGTCCAGCAGAGAGTGAATGAACTCAAAAATCAGAAAAGAGTTTCGATGGAGATATCTTCGATGCACTTATTCCAATCACCGGATAAGCAGATCATCAGGAATGTTCTCACGGACTTGGAATCCGGTGATCTCCTCACTTCGGTAAACGGCATCCAGCCCATCGCCAATGAAGAGAGGAATCTCTCGGCATTCAGGGATGAGGAGCAAAGCTACATCGGCCAAGCCGACAAGCTCTCGTTCGCCTACGAAGCTGTACGAGGCGAGACGCCGCCGACCTCTACGCCTCTCGGTGTCGTGCAGATCGCCACGGCCCAATCGACTTCCGTCTTCGCTTTTAAGCGGGAAAATCTTTCAATTCTGCTTCGGGAGTTCTTCAATGAATTGGTCATGCCCCAGCTTCTTTCGGATTTGACCGAGGAGCACATCATGCGCTTCACCGGCTCGGCTGCGGAGTTGGAGAAGATCGACCAAGCCGCAGCCGATATCTACGCCAACGATTACATCAAGTCCCGCATCCTCTCCGGCAATATCGTCGATCCGGCCGAGGTGGAATTGGCCAAGGCCAAAGCCGTAAAAGAATACAAGAAGACCAGCAGCAATCGCTTTCTCAAAATCAAGAAAGGATTGTACAATAAAGCGGAGTACGAGTTCGATTTCGTCATAGACAACGAGCAGGTCGATCCGCAGGTCCTCGCCTCCAACCTTCAGAAAGTCATCGGAGACTTGGCTGGCAATCCAAATATCCTGAATGACCCCCGCATGAAATTGTTATACTTCCAGTTCGCCGAGAAATTGGGGATAAACAGGGCCGAGTTGGAGATGGCCGATGAAGAAGCCCAAGGACAGCAGCAGCAATTACAAGCCCAACAACAACAAAATGCACAACAACCAACAGGAGGTCCCCCAGCCGGAAACAGAAGTGTCTCATCCCTCCAAGCAAGAGCCCCTGTCGCCGGAGCGTGAAGCTGATACGGAATCGTTCGGTGAACCCCAATGAACGAATGGCAGAAAAAGTTTTTTCAGGACCCTGACTGGTCTCGCGTGGAAGCGATGATCATGAAGTTCATCGAGCCATTGAAAGATATGGGTACATTGGATTTGAAACAGCCGGCGGAGCATGTCAAGGCGGAGATATTGGGTCGAGTCTACGCCTACAATGCTTTAAGAGATTTCCTGAATCAATCCCATATCATCAGTCAGCCCTTAAAAGAATTAAAGAATATCTTCAAATAACGTGGGCCGCCCCAAGAAAAAACCCGTCGAGATAGAATCCGTCGAGATGCAAGTTGAATTCGCCATTCCGAGGATCGAAGAGCTGCGATTGAGTTCTCCGCAATCCGAAGTCAACTTGGTGATAGAGAAGCTGAATGAGATTATCAGAAAATTTAACTTACTCTGATGGCGCAGCATAAGGCCTAGTGATACACTGTACGCAATTAGCAAAAGGGAACTGCATATACCCTTAACGCCAGACGGAGGCATAAGCCGTCAAAATTATGGAGCAATCCACAACGGAACAGGAATCCACAAATCCTGAAGTCGAGGTTGAGACTACCGAAACAACCGAATCGCCCGAAGAACTTAAGATCAAATTGGCCGAGGCCTTGGAGGCAAAGCGCCAATTGACAGCACGGGCAAAAACGGCCGAAGAAGAGTTGAAGAGACTCAGGCCCATTAAGAAAGAGGAAGCCAAGCCCTACAACATCCTCGATGACGAGGTAGCCGATCTAATCATGGACGGCTATACCAAGGATGACGTCAGGTTCATCATGTCCAATGGCGGTAGAAAAGCCCTAGAGGACAAGAACTCGTATGTGTCGATCGCCATCCAAACCAAGCGCGAACAGCGCAAGGCCGAGGAGGCAGCAGGGAAGACATCCGATTCCGCCGGACAATCTGAAATTGAACGGAAATACACTCCCGAACAATTGAAAGGAATGACCAGGCAGGAACTGGAAAAGATACTTCCTCACGCTTGAAAAAGCGATAACAACTTAATAAAATGGCAACCACAACGGCTGCTCAAGGAGCAAACCCCGGTCTTACGAGTCCGATGCAGATTTTTTATGACCGAGTTTTCCTTGAGCGAGCCAAAATAGAACTGCGCCACGACTTCGGAGCGCAGACGAGGAATGTACCCATGAATAGCGGAAAGACCGTCTATTTCACCCGGTTCACGCCTCTGGCGATCATCACATCGCCTTTGTCCGAAGCAGCCAATCCCACTGCCGTGGATATGACGGCAGCGACAGTCTCGGCAGTCTTGGCTGACTATGGTACATATACCACGGTCGGTTCGCTCTACTCGATGACGTCGATTGAATCAGGATTGACGGAGCATGTAGAAGTCCACGGCCAGAATGCCGGCGAGTCTATTGACCAGCTGATTCGTACCACGCTGGCGGCGACTGCGGCGGCGACTTCCGCCTCGGTTCAGTTCCCGATCGGAGCGACTGTCTCGGTGAATACGCTATCGACTATTCACACGACTGACACTTTGACCGGAGCTGAGATCAGGAGAGCCGTCAGGACTTTGAAGAACAACAAAGCCCAGAGATTCGATGGCGGATTGTACCGGGGAATTATCGGCCCCTATACCGCTTATGATTTGTTCGGCAACAGCGAGTGGCTTGACGCGCACCGCTACACGACGTCCGACGCCATCGAGCGCGGGGTCGTCGGCAAATTGCACGGGGTAGAGTTCGTAGAGTCGAATAACCAGTATTTCGTCGTCTCAGGCGGATTTTCCACCTCGGTGACGAATGTGGCGAATGTCTATGCGAACTTCATCTTCGGCAAGAATGCCTATGGCGTGGTCAACTTGGGTTCTATCTCTGCACCGAAAGTGTACGTGAAGAATCCCGGCAGCAACTCGACGGATAATCCGCTTGATCAATTCTCAACTATCGGATGGAAGATGCCGTTCGCATCAGTCATCCTGAATGCGAACTGGATCGTGGCGGTTATGACCGGAGCAACGGATGCGACACATGCTGGCTAATTAGAGCCATAGTATGGAAACAGAGAACCGCGAAGCTGGCGGTTTTTTGTTGCATTTATAAAAGTATTGGGTATAATGATATGGTGAAAATACAAACATTTACCTATAAAGATACTGATATCGAGCTTACATATTTCAAAGGCAAGATGGCTTACTCCTTTACCAAGAAGGGAAAAGTCTATGGCATATTGGTCAAGGTCAAGTCCCGTTCGATCGAGAATGTGATGGCGGCTACTTTTCAGCTTCTGCAAAATGCCGTAGAGACTATTGAAAAATTATGAATAAGTCCACTAAAGTATTTCCTGATTTTTTGAACGAACTCAAAGCCATCGACGAGAGATTGGATATCATTACCAATCCCAATTTGCCTGGACTGTCGAACATAAAGTTCATGGGGGCCGATATCTGTCCCATACCTTCCGATGTCATATATGACGAACCCAATCCCTCGTACACCTTTACCTTCGCCAATGGAGTTTCCTATCGCCATAAGTCGAGGAATGAGGCGTTGGGCCAGGTCAAGGACGTGCTTCGGCTCGTAGAGAATGAGGATAACCTCGACGCTTTCTTGGGTCGGGGAAAATACAAATGACTTTATTGCTGACAGGCGCAAGTGGTTGCGTAGGTTCTCACTTCCTTGAGCATTTTCTCACCAATACCGATTGGGATATTATTTGCATCGCCTCGTGGAAGCATAAAGGAACGCCGGAGAGGATCGAGGAAGTCCTTAAAGGAAATCCGCTGTGGAAAGAAAGAGTGGAGATAATCACTCATGACTTGATAGCACCTTTGACGCTAATGACGAGAGAGCGGATCGGTCAAGTGGATTACATCGTGAACTGCGCGTCAGAGTCTCACGTCGATCGCTCGATCGCCGATCCTGTCCCTTTCGTAAAAAACAATACCGATTTGATCCTGACAATGCTCGAACTCGCCCGTCATCAAGACAAGTTAAAAGCATTCGTGCAGATATCGACCGACGAAGTTTACGGAGTGGCGCCGGATAAGATAAGGCATAAAGAATGGGAGACTATTCTTCCATCCAATCCCTATTCGGCATCGAAGGCGTGTCAGGAGGCCATAGCAATATCCTACTGGCGGACATACGGCATACCGCTCATCATCACCAACACTATGAATAACTTCGGGGAGATGCAGGACCCCGAAAAGTACATGGCTAAGATAATCAGGTACATCGACAGCGGAATCGTCGTACCGGTTCACGGCAGTGTCGGGAATATCGGATCGCGATATTATCTCCACGCCAGGAATCATGCCGATGCGGTTTTGTTTCTTTTGAAGAAAATAAGTCCCGTAAGATATGAGGAACATTCAATTTATCCCAGTCGTTACAACATCGTCGGCGATATTGAATTGGATAATCTTGAAGTAGCCGAGAGGATAGCCAAGATCATGGGCAAGAAGCTGAATTATAAACTGACTGATTTCCATTCCACACGCCCCGGCCATGATCGTCGTTACGCTCTTGACGGGAGCAAGATAAAATCTTTGGGATGGAAAGCTCCCTTGGATTTCGATTCTTCGCTGGAAAAGTATGTCAGGTGGACTCTTAAAAATCCGACATGGCTATAAGACTCTTTCAGCCGTTCGTCTCGTGGCGGGCCAAGTGGAATGCCGTTAAAACATTATCATCCGGCTATCTCTCTGAAGGCGACCGCGTTAAACAATTCGAAAATGAATTCAAAAAGCTTTTTAATCTTACTAACGTTGTGGCTGTCAATTCTGCTACTTCTGCTCTTACTCTTGCTTACGACTTGGCAGATATCCAATCGGGCGATCGAGTCATTGTCCCAGTGCTCACGTGTGCTGCAACAAGTATCGAGCTTGCTCGGCGGGGAGCTAAAATAGTATTTGCCGATATAGATGAAGATTTGAATATAAGCATCGACGACGTCAAGAGAAAAATTACTCCCGACACAAAAGCCGTGGTCTTCGTTCATTTCGGGGGCAACAATAGGGGCTTGGAGGATATACAGGCGATTTGCCGGATGAGAAACATTACTTTAATAGAAGATGCTGCCCAAGCCGTCGGCAGCGCCTATTGGGGCAATTCGGATTTTGCCTGCGTCTCTTTGCAAGCCATCAAGAACCTTACTTCGGGAGACGGGGGCTTTCTCATTTGCAAAAATGATTTTGATTACGAACGAGCCAAGAAATTGAGGTGGTTCGGCTATGACCGGGACCTGAAGAAATTGAAAGGAGATACGGATATCGTTGAGGCCGGATACAAGTTTCATATGAACGACGTTACAGCATCTATCGGCTTGGGGAATTTGAAATCCATTGATAAACTTTTTAAACATAAAGACAAGCTGGCGAAGATATATCGCTCATATGGATTGTTTGACCATGCGTGGCTCGCCGGCGGATTCACGGACAACTACGACGCATTGAAATATATCTATGAATCACATGGCATAGAGATAGGACAGCATCATTACGATAACCGAAAATATACAGTGTTCAAGCCGTTTTACAGCGATTGTCCCATGATGGACAAGCAGTCCAAGAGATATTTTTTTGTCCCTTATCATTTCGAGGTGTCTTTGAAACAAGCGCATCTGATAGGAACGATCTACGCCAAATGCTCTACCAACAACCAAAAATAGAATCGTCTTTCAGAGAGAATGATTTGGGCCGTGTTCTCTATGAATTGGTGATGACCTTGCGTCCGGTAAAAATCGTGGAGTTCGGCGTTCTTCACGGGTATTCGACTGTCTCAATGGCAATGGCTCTCCATGAATTGGGACGAGGATACATCGAGGCCTATGACTTATGGGAAGCATACGAGTTTAATCACAGCACCAAAGAAGAATTTAATAAAACTGTCGAGGAATACGGACTGTCCCGACACGTTTTATCCCTTTACGGAGATGCTTTTAGTTCGGACATCAGAAATGCAGACCTTATTTTCGTAGATATTTCAAATGATGGGTATAAGATCGGGAAGATTTACGACCTCTATCACGACAAAGCTCCCATTGTATTCGAGGGAGGGACTAAAGAACGAGATGAAGTTGAATGGATGAATAAGTATAAGCGCCGTCCGATACAAGAATCTCATGTTCCTTATCACATCTTGGATTCGCGTTTTCCCGGACTGTCATTCATCCCATGAAGAAGATAAGAAAAATAGCGGTAATTGTCAGTTCATGGCATTTTTGCTTCGGATTCTATTCGCGTTTCAAGAATCAAAAGATGCCTAAGGGTTGGATGATGTCTTTATACGCTGTCTCTCATCGTGATCCCATTTATGCACAGAAGGAAAAGGAGAAAGATGTTTTTGCGGATGATTACCGTGGAAAACTTGACCGGGTTCTCTATCAGAAAGTCATGTCCAAAGAGGAAATCATGGCCGAGGGCTTTCACTATAAGGAATACCCCAATACCATCGGTGATTACGGCAATGCCAACCAGTGGTTAGAAGAACACGATTACAATGACTACGATTTGCTCTTGATTACTCATGATGACAATCTCATCATTCAAGACTCGCTATTTTACGACATCATCAAGGATGGAAATTTCAAGAAGTGGGATATCCTCACTAATTCGCCAGGGATGCCGCCGGGTTGGCTCAGGGGTTCATTCGAGTTCTACAAGCCCTCGGTCATAAAGAAACTCGGTGGCAAGTTCGATCTCTCGGAAGTAACTCTGACGAGAGAAGGTATTTTTACGGGGAGCAACGAGACCACGGAGCTATTGGATTGGAATAACACCGTAAATCCCCTGATGAGATTCATTGAGAAAGAAAAACTGCATATCGGATATCTCTCGCCGGCATATCGCGTGTCTGGTTATGTAATTGAGGGCGAACGCGGATATATTTCCAAGACTCACGGGCAGAATACCGTGTATGAAGAGAAAGGACTGAAATATCTGAGGGATAATAAAATCATATGAAAATAATTTGCTACACATCTATTACCGATGAGAAGGACTTTCTCTTGGAGGAACAGGTCAAAGGCTATGCGACATTCGTGGCATTTATGGACAAGCCCACTTACTCCAAAAATTGGGAAATCAGAAAAGCATATAACAGGTTCGTTGATCCACGTCGCAATTCACGCATACAGAAGATATTAGCACATCAGTATATTGACGCAGAGTACAGCATCTACCTTGACGGCAATATAATCATGATGACCGTGCCTGAACTTTTAATAGGAAAGCATCTGAGCGACTGCGATATCGCCGTCTATAAGCATCCGGGCAGGGATTGTATATACGAAGAAGCGACTGTCTGTGCCATGAGAAACCTCGATGACCCCGAAGTCATAGCCGAGCAGATGAAAACCTATCAGGATAAGGGATACAAGCATCACAAAGGACTGAATGAATGCGGGATTATCCTAAGGCGTCATACGAGGAAGGTGGAGGAGTTCAACAACGCGTGGTGGAGCGAGTTTTCCAGGCATTCGCGGAGAGACCAGATTTCTTTCATGTTTGCCGCTGACAGAGTAGGCATACCGGTAAAATCAATCCATGATTTCTTCATAGAAAAAAGCGCATATGCCGAAAAGCAAAGTGGGGATTTCAGGATAGTCCGTCATGGCCATATGCGATGAAAATCTACTTCCATAGGAACGACTACGAGCTTAATGTCAACCGCAAGGCGGCTGATGGTTATGGAGGCGTGGGATATTATCGCGTAGTCAAAGTGGCGGAGTATTCTGGTCAAGATGCAACGTGCGAAGGCACGAAATTCCTTTCACGCGGCAAGACGCTCGAAGACAAGATGAGGGACGTTTGGAAAGACTACGATGTATTCTGGTGTCCCTATTTTTACCATCCGATGTCGGCGGCTGTCATATTTTCTATACGGGATGAGCTTAAGAAAAAAATTATCATAGACTTGGATGATAACTTCTGGGATATAGACCAATCGAATGCGCTGTATGACGGATTCAGGTCTGGTCAGAAAGACCGGGCGTATCTGGGCGCGATACTTTCGTTGGCCGACGCCATTGTGGTTTCAACGTATCCGCTTAAAGAAAAAGTCTATAATCATATTAAGAACGTTCAGAAAATCGAGAAGCCGGTCTTTATCATCCCCAATCTGAATGATTTGAAAGACTGGCCGTTTGAAAATCAGTTGAAAGACGACGGCAGGATAGTCATAGGATACTCCGGTTCGACTTCCCATTACGACGATCTCCAATTAGTACTGCCGTCCATCATCAAGCTGATGAAGAAGTACGACAATCTCTGGTTTGAGATGCTGGGACTCATCACGAAAGACCAGGCGATAGGCATATTCAAGAATGTCCCCAAGAAGGTATTGGATAGGATGGCTCTCGTGGGAGCGACGGATATGTTTACGGAATACCCCGAATGGCTCTCGAAGAAGGGATGGATGATCGGCATCGCTCCCCTCGTGGATACGGCCTTCACCCGTGCCAAATCGTCCATTAAATATCTTGAGTATTCGATGATGAAGATACCGACTGTTGCCTCTAGGGTCTATCCGTATTCCCACGATGTCCTCGGCCGAAAGGTGATTACAGACAGAGATGATGGATTCCTGGTCGAACCCCATGAATGGGAAAAAACTTTGGAGGAATTGATATTGAATGAGGGACTGAGGAAAAAAATCGGCGATGCCGCTTATCTTCATGTGAAAAACGACTGGCAATACGATTCTTCTATCGCACAGAAAGTCTCCGAGGTCATCAAGTCATTGGAATTGCCTCTCAGTGTTGTATAATGTCCCTATGACATTCACTGAGATATTGGCCGAGACAAGAAGGTTGACCAAGACAACCGGTACCACGGCTTACTCGACGGATGATATCGTCGCTTCCGCCAATCGGGCGCTCGATCGAATTTCGGTCGTCATCCGTGACTCGGAAGGCCGCTGGCAATGGGACGACGCAAATTATCCCGACTTTCCTTTCGCTTCGACCAATCTCGTAGCCGAGCAGCAGGATTACGAGCTGGCCGTTTCGCATCAGAGGATCGAAAGGGTCGAGGTCAAGAATCAATCGGGAGCTTGGAGTAAGCTCATCCCGTTCGATTCGGGCGACTTGTTCGATTCGTCAATCACTGATTTCCTCAAATCTTCGGGAACGCCTGTCTATTACGATAAGATCGGCAGATCGGTTCTCCTATATCCCAAGCCGTCATATTCCCAGGCGCTTTCCCTCAAAGTGTTTCACGAGCGCGGCGCAAGCTACTTCGTCTCTTCCGATACGACGAAGGAACCCGGCTTCGCTTCTTCGTTTCATTTCATGGTCCCTTTATGGTGTGCATACGACTTCGCGTTCTTGAACTCCTTGCCGTATGGCAAAGGTCTTCGCGATGAGATAACTCTTTCTGAAGATTTGCTTAAATCCTTTTACGCCAAAAGGGACAAGGACGAGAAGATCACCTTATCAAGCAAGGCTTCTAGATTAAGAAGCGTATTCGTCTGACGTAATTATCACTAATCAATAAATCTTATGGCAAGTTTCAACAAATTCTATTCGTTCGTGGAGGCAGTAGCCGAGAAGAAGCATAACCTCGGCTCTGACCAGCTCGTCGTGGCACTGACCAATACGGTTCCGGTCAATACCAATACCCAGCTCTCTAACATTACGGAAATCAGCTATACCAATTGTTCAACGAGAAATATAACAACCACGACCTCAGCGCAAACGACGGGAACATACAAATTGGTCCTGGCTGACCTTGTTCTCACGGCCTCCGGTGCCGTCGGGCCTTTCCAGTATGTCGTTATATACAACGACACCGCCACTAACGATGAACTCGTCGGCTGGTATGACTACGGAAGCCCCGTGACCCTTGCGAGTGGCGACACTTTTACTATCGATATGGATGCAACCAATGGCGTTTTGACTATTGCCTAATGGAAAAAATAATCTTCTATTTGTTCTTGCCGATAGCTCTCATCCTCTCGGTCGTGATGAGGCCATTTATGATTAAGGAAGATAATAGGGATTTCTAATATGGCGACAGTCCAAGCATTAGTCATAGCGGGCGGCGGAGGAGGCGCAGGTACCGGCGGCGGCGGAGGAGCCGGAGGATATCAGTACAATGCTACCCAGACTGTCACTGTCCAAGCATATACGATCACGGTCGGGGCAGGAGGAGCCGGCGGTGCTTTGCATAGCGGCGGCCCCGGTTCAAAAGGCAACGACTCATCTTTAGGAAGCTTAATCATATCTGAGGGCGGCGGTCTGGGAAGCTCGGGCAATGGCGGTAGCGGCGGCGGCGGCGATGAAAGCGGAGGCGGTACGACAACCGGAGGAACAGGTAGCCAAGGAAATAATGGAGGCGGCAATGGAGGATTCACGGCAACTCCCTACCCCGGTGGCGGTGGAGGAGGCGCAGGCGCGGTCGGAGGCGATGCAGTCAGCAGTACCAATGCCGGAAATGGAGGAGCAGGCACGAGTAATTCAATTTCAGGTTCAGCCGTAACGTATGCGGGCGGCGGTGGTGGAGGAGTCAACAAAAGCGGTACCGGAGGCGTAGGCGGATCAGGAGGAAGCGGAGGCGGAGGTGCTGGTGAGACTGGCGACGGCGTAGCAGTCGCAGGCACGGCAAATACCGGTGGTGGTGGCGGCGGAAGCGGTTTTCAATCTCTCGGAGGACAGGGG